TTCCGTTGCGAGTTGCGGTTGACGTTCAGAAACACGATTGCGTCGCCCGGAATGTTGAGCTGCTTACGGAATCCGATGCGCTCGGAGGGGGCGGCAGGCTTGTACGTGATGGTGTCGACGCCGTGCTCCAAAACATCGATAGGCAGAGTCGCCGTCGTCAGCCTCGTCTTGAGGTGTGCCTTCCAGCTCTCCGTGAAGCACAAGATGCGATCCGCCGTGTTCTCGATCCGGCGAAGTAGACCCATGTCCGCACCTTCGTACACCTGATCGAGATACACCCAGATCTTGAACGTCTTAGGTAGATCCTTGATCGACTCCAAAAACTGATTGACGACAATCGGATCGTTATAGATCATCACAATATCGGGGCTGACCGTCTCGACATACTCCTTGAGTTTGTTAAACCCGAACCCTTGCTCACGGGGTTCCTCGTTCGCCGCCGCATCGTACTGCACGATGTTTGTTAGTGGGCGCATGGGCTTGGGCGTTCTGGCCGACGAACGCTGGAAACCAAAGTGAAAGACCTTGACTACCGGATGCAGCGTCGCCAGCTGCTTGAGCAGGTTGTGAGAAACCTTCGAGTATCCGGTCGTCTGCTCCGTGTGCGTGCTGACCAGCAAAAAACGTGTGGGCGGCATTACATTACCATATTTCCTAGGCGTAAATATAATGGCCGTCAAATTTTCAAGCGCATCCGAGGTGACAGAGTACCTAAAACGCAAGGCCAGCGCCGAATATTATACGAATTACTCATCATCCCAGAAGTATGCGTATTCATCGACGTATACGACGTTTTTGGGAGCCAACGTGTCCGCACAGGGGGCCCGCAAGCCGGTGAACGTAATAGACAACGCAACGTGCTGTAAAAACACCAACGGTTTCATCCAGCGGCCCGAAAAGGTAGCGCCCGGGAAAAACAGATTTAACCCCTGCTAATACGCATTCTCTTTCTTCTTCGGAACGTTTGTAAACTCTCCGAAGCGATCCATGTAGGGGACGCTGGGAATATTGTATAGCTCGGTTACGGACGTCATCGGCGTAGGATTCATACGCCGCACCATTTTCCGAGCCGAAGTCCCAATCCAGTCATACCCGTATCGCATGCTCATGTATGCGTGTATGACGACGAATGATAGTAGAACAAAGATTACGATATACGGCAACGACGCATACATTATTCATAGACTATACATAATATGCCTGGCGGACTCATGCAGCTCACCGCCTACGGGGCACAGAATGTGTTCGTCAACGGGAATCCCTCCATGACATACTTTACCAAACTGTACAAGCGAACAACCAACTTTGCTATGGAGCACTTCCGCATCGATCCTCGGGGTGTTACGGATACAAATATGCCCAATGCCGGAACCAAGACTTTTCGGTTCAAAGTGCCCAACTATGCCGATCTACTCCACGACTGCTACCTCTGCGTCAATATTCCCGATATTTGGTCACCGCTCGTACGCACCGACAAGTATAACGGGGCAGAGTCTACCGAGTTTCAGTGGGTTCGCAATCTCGGGTTCAACATGATCGAAGAAGTATCGGTCACGTTCAATGGTACTCAGATTGCGAGCTTTACGGGCGAATGGATGAAAGTCATGAGCTATCTGAAGGACTCCAAAGCCAAGCGAGAGACGGTGGACAAAATGGTGGGAAATCTACCGGAAATCTACGATCCCGCCAACGCCGATGGTCGCATGAATCAGTACCCGAATGCAATTGCGACATCGGCGGCGCCGATCACCGCCCCGTCGATTCAGGGTCGCCAATTGACGATCCCCCTGCCGTTCTGGTTCTGCCAAGACATTTCACAGGCCCTGCCGTTGATCGCCATGCGTCTCACGGAGGTCGAAATTCACGTTACGTTTACCAGTCTGTACAACATTTTTACGGTTTTGGATACAGAGTCCACGTCCTCCACGTTCGGATATAGAGTCCCGGGCGCCCCCAACAGCCCGTACACCGGCATTCAGAACTTCCTGTCCTACCCCGACACACAAGGAAATCCCCAGAATTCGTCACTGACATCGTGGAATCTGGAGCCCTACATTGAGGCCAACTACATTTTTATGACAGACACGGAACGAGCTCACGTAGCGGCCTACGAACGATCATTCCTTATAAGTCAGGTGCGATATGTGTACATGGAAAAGCAGTACGGGCTGAACAATCTGTTGATCCCGATGTTCAACCTCTGTACGAGGGTCGTCGCCCTTTTCCAGCGGTACGATCGATCGCAGCTGAACGACTGGGATAACTACACGAACTGGGACGAAATTGTAAATCCGACGATCAATACCAACCTCCAGCCATTCAACGGTGTTTATCCGACACAGCAGCTTTTTACGACAGGACCGGCATTCTCCAACAATATGGGGGCCCAAGATATCCTCGTAGAAGGCAATCTCATTTTCGACGGCAAGGATCGGTTCACAACCAAGAATGTCAATTTTTTCCGAGACATTCAGAACTTTCGCTTCTCGTCCGGACCGTCTCGTGACCTGCCGGGAATTTATATGTACTCGTTCGCCCTTGATCCCAACGCCATCATTCAACCATCTGGCAGTGTGAATGCGTCCATGTTCAACAAAACGACCTTCCAGTACACCCTGCTTGTTCCGCCGACGATATCCACAAATTTGACGACCCAAACTGCAGTCTGCGTTACGAAAGACAGCGTAAACACCAGCAATCCGGTCCGGGTCCCCCCGAATTCGACGGTATCTCCGGCACCGGGCGTGCCCCCGTTGATTCAGCCCGGAAATACAATCACCATGTATTCTGCTCCCAACAATCTATACGTGCAGTTTCAGGGGTATAACACGATCGTCTACATCGAATCGTACAATTTTGTGAAGGTTACGGACGGACAAGCAAATGTCGTGTTTACTACATAATGAGCAACACGGAAAGCATCATCTCTCCCGACGAGACTGCAACGATACATGCCGACATCGAGCCCCCAGCGAAACCGCTCGTAAACTCATTCCCAGCCTTTGTCTCCTATTTTGCATGGTTCACCTTTTTGATCCTCGTGTGGTTTGTCGCTGGAGCGGGAATGTACGGCCTGCTGAATCGCAACAACCTGCTATATTCTATCGTTTACGTTTTTTGGGCGTTTCCTCTCATCGGGCTCTTTGTCTGCGTTCTGTCGGGAACTTCGACCGTCATCTGGTCCGGAACCATCTTGTTCTGGACAGCCGTTATTCTTGCGATTGAAGGAGTTCGGGCAGTAGTGTATGGGTTTGATCCGAAAATGTTACCCCCGGCGTTTGTGTCTCCAGTTCTAGCATTGCCTGCGTAGGATCTTCAAAGTTTCGGAACAGGACTTGGTTCACCTCTGCAGGGCTCCACTTTCCGTCTAGCTCGGGCCGGTCCCACTCCAGCGCCTTCAGGTCGTAAAATCCCATAATCATCTGGCGCAGGATATTTGCAGAACACTTTTTGAACTGAATGATCATGTCGATGCGGCCGGGCCGAATGAGCGCACGGTCGAATCGCTCGGGGAAGTTTGACGTAAAGACGAGAATCCTCCCGGAAGATTCGAGGGTGCCGTCGAGTAGATTCAGTAGGAAGGCGAGGTCAATCGGGTCTCGGATAATATCGTCATCGAGTTCGGGGGCAAAGGGATCCTTTGACGGAGCCGCCGCTGCCTTTTCGGGTTTTTTCCATTCACGTTTCAGAAGAACATCGCCCATAGCGTCGGCGTCCTCAATAATATACACTCGTTCCGAAATCGGGATTGTATATTTTTCGAGAGTATTGCCATTAAAGACGTGAATATCGTCGCTGAAAAACAGATGCCGTAGCTGCGTCTTGGTTTTGATTTCCGACAGCTGAATATTGACCGGGTGCCGATGAGCCACATTGGCAATCGCCTTGATTTCGGACGTCTTTCCAGTACCCGGTTCGCCGTGAAATAGAAACCCGAGCGTGTACGGAATACCTTTGCGCTCGTACCAGCTGCGATTCTCCAAGAAAAACTCGACACGCTTCTTCACGACCGGCTGCTCTTCAAAGTACACGTTGTCAAACGTCCTCGTCGTGGAAAATTTGTGTTTCGAATAAACCAAAAATCCGTTAGGTAGAGGATTTGCGTTCGAGCGCTGCTGCTTCTTTTTACCTTCCACAATCTGATCAAAAAAGTATAGATCATTGCCGAGTTTGTTCAGCATCTTGCGTTCATAATCCTGATTGCAGGAGTCTACAAAAGTCTGCA